TACGACGTAGATGTGAAAGAGGTTGAAGGCGAGCGCGTGTTCGTGATTCGCGACTACGGCGCTGTGACGCAGGATAACATGCTGGAGATTTCTTGCATGAACAAGATGTCGCCAATACGCCTGCACCGCGAAAACATGGGCCTGGCCAAGGCGGCGCAGGACTTCGGCAGCGAATATTTTGGGCAGAAAGGCCAAATGACTGGCGTGCTGGCATCAGATCAGCCATTGCGCAAAGAGCAGATGGACGTCATCCAGAACAGCTGGAACCAGAGCGCAATGAACGCGGGCACTAAGCTGCTGCCGTTTGGCTTTAAGTATCAGCGTATCACAATTACGCCAGACGAGGCGCAGTTTATCGAGACGCGCAAGTTCCAAGCCGAGGAAATTTGCCGCATCTACAGCGTGCCGACGTCGCTGGTGCAGCTGCCCTCACAGACTACCTTCAACAACGTCGAGCAGCAGAACCTGCAGTTCGCACGGCACACAATTGCACCGTGGGCGAAGCGCATTGAACAGGAGATTGACCGCAAGCTGATTCAGAGCTTTGAGCGTCCAGAGGTGTACAGCAGGTTTAACATGAACGACCTGTACCGTGGCGACCTTGCCACGCGCACCAACTTCTACCAGCAGATGCTGTCTAGTGGCGTTGTTTCAATCAATGAGGTGAGAGCCAAGGAGCAGATGAATCCTGTGGAGGGCGGCGACGTGCACACAGTGCAAATCAACCAAATCGCGTTGGACCGCCTTGGCGAGTACAGCGACAAAGTTTCAAACGATGGAGCAGAACGAACAGTATAAAGACGCTGAGAAGCGGACGATGGGCACGATTGAGGTGCGCGAGGCTGACAGCGACGACATGGTGCTGGAAGGATACGCCGCTGTATTTAACAGCGAGACAGACCTAGGGCACTTCCGTGAAGTAATTAAGCCTGGCGCATTTGACGACGTTATGAGCAACGACGTGCGCGCGCTGATTAACCACGACCCGAATTTGATTCTCGGACGTACCGAGAACGGCACACTGGAGTTGAGCACAGACGAGCGCGGTTTGAAGTACCGCGTAAAGCTAGGCAACCAACAGTATGCCAAAGACTTCTACGAAAGCGTGAAACGCGGCGACATCACGCAAAGTTCGTTTGCCTTTACAATCAAAGAGCAAACTTGGAACGAGGAGCGGACTGTACGGAGTGTAGACAAAGTTAGAAATCTTCTAGATGTCTCGCCAGTGGTATTTCCAGCCTACTCAGCCGCCACGGTGCAGGCCCGTGACCAACAGCCTGAGCCAAACGAAGCCAACGCAGTTGCAGAGGCCGACACAGATACAACAGTTATTGAAACACAAACATTTGAAACTATGAATCTCAACGAGATGAAGGCGACCCGTGCCAAGCACGCAGATCGCTTTGAAGAGTTGGTGAACGTCGCAGACACTGAAAACCGCGACTGGACCAACAACGAACAGGAAGAGGCCGACCTTTGCAAGCGCGAAGTCGAGCGCTTGGACGGAAAGATTGACCGCCGCCAGGCACACGAAGACATGATTGCACGGCAGGCCCAAATGGGCGGCGCATCAGTGTCAGAGGCCAAGGAAATCAACAAAATCAACCGTTCTTTCAGCCTCAGCCGTGCTGTGCAAGCTGCCAGCTTTGGCAAGGCACTCGAAGGCGCAGAAGCTGAGTGGCAGCAGGAGGCGGCCAAAGAGTACCAGATGCGCGGCCTGCAGATGAGCGGCCAGATTGGTATCCCTGCTTCAGCATTGTACCGTGCTGGTGGTGCTGACGATTTCCAGGCTGACAGCGGCGACGGCTCAGGCTTTGTCGCTACTTCTGTTCCTGGTGTCATTGACGCTTTGCGCACACCTACAATGGCCGAGCGCGTTGGTGTCACTACCATCAACAACGCAACTGGTAACCTCAAGTTCCCACGCGTTTCTGCCAAGGCTGCAGGTACGGAAGAAGGCGAAGTTGATGCAGATGCTGCATCTGGTTTGGAGCTCGACGAAGTGACACTCTCACCCATCCGTGTGGCTGCCAACACCAAGTACAGCAAGCAGTTGATTTTGCAGGGCGGTGCTCAGGTGGACGCTATGATTTCACGCGAGTTGGCTGCTGGCATCAATGAGACCATCGACAAGGCTGTGTTTGCTAAGGCTGCTGCATCTGCTGGCACCACTGTCGACAAGGGTGACGTTGCGCTGGCATCTTCAGACGTGTTTGCCATGCAAAAGGCTGTGTTGGCCGCTGGTGGCGATTTGTCACGCTGCGCATTTGTTGGCTCACCTTCTGCAATGGAGATTGTGAAGGGAGAAGCTGCTGTCGCTTCTGTCAGCGCTTTGGTCAACAACAACAGCATCGACGGCTACAGCACATACTTCACACCAAATTTGGTCGACGCTGATGCTGGCGGCAACGGTTTGGGTGCGTTGTTGTTTGGTGACTTTAGCTTGGGCATGGTGTTGGCGTTCTTTGGTGGTATCGATCTCCTGGTTGACCCATACAGCAACGCAGGCACAGCTCAGATTGCTTTGCACGTGAACAAGTTTTACGACGTGGACGTGCGCCAGGCCGGTGCATTGGCCTACACTAAGGACTTCGCATAAGATTGACTAACACGGGAAGCCTGGCAATGGGCTGGGCTTCCTTTTTTTTATATTACCATGCACGTAGTACGTCCAGCACACACAACAGGCACCAGCGTCGTTCCATTGAGCGATGCGAAGGAATTCCTGCGCGTTGACTCCAGCGACGAGGACACTACAATTACGGCGCTTCTGAGCGCGGCAGTGGCATGGATTGAGGACTACTGCAATCGCAGTTTCACACGCGCGACCTCTGCAGTCTTTCACGTTGAACGGTGGCGCAACGCAGCTCTGGCCTACGGGCCTGTGACTACAATTACGCACGTGAAGTACAACGACACGACTGGCGCAGAGCAGACGCTAAGCACTGACAAATACTACATCGGCGCCGCCACAGACGGCAGCATGATGATCTACTTCCACGACACGCCAGACTTGCAGACGTACAACGCGCACCCTGTACGCGTGACGGCTGCGGTGGGCGACATCGCGTCGGCCAACGTCAAGCACGCTGTGAAGATGCTAGTGGCGCACTGGTATGAGAACAGGCGCGCAGTAGTGACGGGCACAACGCCTGTGCAGGTGCCAATCGCAGTGGAGTCGCTGCTTAGTGTTGAACGCATTATTGACAGCAGGCAGTGAACATCGGCTTTCTAGATAGACGCATTGTCATCCAGAGCGCCTCGCGCACTGCAGACGTGTATGGCCAAACTGTGCCGTCCTGGTCTACCTATGCCACGGTCTGGGCTGCGCTTGACAACAAGAGCGCCAGCAGCGCCGTGCTGCAGGAGCAGGAGACAAGCACGAACCGCGTGACGTGGCGCGTGCGCAGCAGCACAGAGACGCGCGCCGTGACGCCCAAGTACCGCATCAGCTACGGCGGCGACATCTACAACATCCTGGCTGTGCAGGAGGTGGGACGTAAGCACGAGCTGCACTTTATTACCGAACGCGTAGTCTCTGAGTGATGGCAGCCATTAAGGTAGACGGCATGAAAGAGCTGGAGCGCAAGATTATGCGCCTGGCCAAGTGGAGCGAGAAAGACGCACAGAAGCTGCGTGCCATTGACGAGCGCGTGGCTGAGGTGTACAACGTCGCGCTGCGGGCTAACATTAAGGATGCCAAGGACGACATTTACGTTTACGAGAAGGGCACAGGCCCAGGGCGCAACCGAGGCAGCAAGGACGGCGAGCGCAAAAACGTGCGCACAATGACGCGGCCAGGCACACTGCGGCGCAGCATTAAGACCTTTAGGCGCAGCAACAAAGCGATTACACTGGCAGGTCCAAAGACAAGCCGCAAAGGTGGCAGCTTAAAGCGCAACAGGCAAAATGGCTGGTTTGCCAGCATTGTCGAGAACGGCAGCGGCTTTGGCCCAGCACGTAACAAGGGCTTATTTTCGCGCACACAGAAAGCGACAAGCAACCGCATGAAACAACTGCGCAACCGCCTGCTTCGTCAGGAGTTCAAACGCTTTATGAAATGAAGGTAGGAGCGGCCATATACAGCATGCTAAAAGACGACAGCGCAGTGTCTGCGTTGGTCGGCACGCGCATCTATCCAGAGCTGGCAGAGGAGGGCGCGCAGACGCCTTACGTGGTTTATTCTGTTGTGTCCAACACACCCGTTGACACAAAGGAAAGCGCGCCAGTAGATGAGGCGCAGCTGGAGGTATTTAGCGTGGCAGACACCTACGCAGCAGCCAACGACCTTGCAGACAAGGTGCGGGCGGCGTTGTCGCGGCAGAGCAAAAAAGTG